TATATACATATTATATTATGAAACAAATTGTCAAACTGATTTTTGACCGCATTGAACGAGTATTATGGTTCCGGCATTTGTTGTGGACTTTGCGCAGGAACGACAACTCTCCTTTTGTAGATGTCTACGACCACAAAACCAACTCATCGTATAGCATGGACTTAATAGGAGAAGATGTTGTCTCGTGGTTGAATAAGCATCGTAGCGACTATTTGGCTTCCAAGAACAACGGCAATGCCACGGGAACGGAAAACTCAACGGATGTTACGGAAGAGAAGTATTGAGCGTTTTCCTTTGCCGTTCCGACTGTAATATTTGCAAGAAGCACACCAATGCCAGACTTTCCGTTTTCCTTGTCTGATGATTACAGGGCTACTTTGAATTTGACATCGGTGTGTTTCCAATATGAATAGTCTGTTGCGGCAGTAATTCTATCCTTGAAAATAGGAGGGCTTACCCTCGCTCCTTTCGATGCACATTTAACCTGCGCATCTTTTACCCCCTCACATATTTGTGTGAGTGTATCGCTTATAAACTCTTTCAAATCCATATTTTCTTTTTTATATATAAAGGTGTATTTGTAAACGAACCTTTTGTAATGTTAAATATTAGTTAAACGAACTAAATAATTAGTTCAAAATTTGTTTGATAAGTTCAAAAGAACTACCTTTGCACTGTAAACAATTTAGTACAACAGCAAAGGTAAACCTTTTAGTTGAGAAATGCAAGTGTTTACAGCGATTTTTGAACTATTGAGACAAAAAGATATTGAAAATGAAAGGCTGCAAGATAGACTAACAATCCGTGACCTTGCAGATGGCAGAAGTAAATATAGAGATTAAATAACGCTACGAAAACCCTCTATACGTAAGAGAGTAGGCAGGTTAGGGGTCTGTCTCGCTAAATGAATATATAACGCACACTGCGATTGAAATAAGGTCGCTACTATTCGATTAGGGTGTGCGTACGAATGAACTAAAAACTGATTGATTATGAGAAAAGAAGAGTTAGATATTCTCAAAGAGAAAATCGTTGATGAGTTGAATTGGGCTATGGACTCACGAAAAGATACCATTGATATAATGGTAGACGTAGATGAGAATAACGAAGATACATTATATGCTAACATTAGGGCTAAGTTCACTTATGATGGCTATTATGATAGCGATGTTGACTATTATGAGACAACATCAATAGACTGTTCTATCGTAGATTTAGAGCTTTACGAGAACAATAAGAGAGTTGATGCTCCTAAGGATTTTTTACGTGAAATAGAGAGAGAAGTAGCATGATACAGATATTTATGTCAGTCGGTGCATTAACTTGCACCGCTGCCGTTGCTAAATACATTTGGCAGGCAAAAGATAGTTTTAAAGATGTGTATAACCAATTTAAAGAAGAATATGGCAGACGATAATAAAAGTCTTTTCGATATTTTCGAAGACATAAAGGCGTTAGAAGAGGATTTCTTGATTGAAGCTGAAAAGTTCAAGAAAAAGTATCAGTCTAAGAAGTTGAATTTTGATTTTCTTAATAGTATTATTTCGTAATATATTTGAATTATTGTTTATGATTTACCTACGGTTCGTGAGAATAGTAGGGTTTATCCCACAAAGGGCGTTTAACGCATTGTGTATGGTTCGAGTCCATACGTGGGGACTAAGTTATAATCAGGTTAGTAGTTTTAATCATGGTCACTCCTCATGGTTCGTGAGAATAGTGAGGATTTTAAGGGCATCTATGGCAGGTGAGTGGGGTTCGAGTCCTCAATGCCCACGAAACAAAAAATAATTATATGGAAAGAACACTAAAAGATAGAAAGTACAGTATTACTGGATTATTCAAGCACATCGGGGCTGGTAATAAGCTACATGTCCCATTGAGTTGCTACACTGCCAATTCAGTAACTACCGAATGCACAAGGCAAAACCGTTATGAGGGTTGCGACCCTATGAATAATAAATTTGCCACTACCAAGAAAGAGAAGGTAGGGCATATAACTATCATTCAGAGATATTAATGAATAATCTTACTATTTCTGAATTGGGCGGTATCATTGCTGATTTCGTCCGTGTTGGATATAACCTTGCTATCAAAGATTATGACCCACCGCAGGATAGATTAAGGCAATCAGAAGTCAAGAAGTGGCTTAAATTCAGAAAGATAGACTTTAAGACATTTCAAGAATTAGAGAAACAAGGGCTAATCCATGCTCGCAAGGGTGATGCGATAAACTCTCCTTTATATTACTCAAAGAAAGAGATACAAGAAGCATTTGCGACAATGAGATTAAACCGATTAATAATAACTAATGAATTAAAGGATTATGACATTGATTAGAAAGGCATCGGAATTGAGTATTCCGAACACAATCAAGATGATGATTTACGGACAAGCTGGTATGGGTAAGAGTACGCTTGCCCTTTCGACACCTAAGCCTCTACTATTGGACTTCGATAACGGTGTTAAGCGTATCAATATGTCTCATTTGGAAGGTATTGATACCGTACAGGTCGGTAGTTGGCAAGACGTGAAAGATGTGCTACAAGAGGATTTGTCAGCGTATCAGACTATTGTCATTGACACTATCGGTAAGATGATGGACTTCATCATTACATATAAGTGTGGTTCTCGTCAACCTCAGATAAGAGACTGGGGCGGCATCAATCAAGAGTTTTCATGGCTTACTCGAACAGTAGGAAGCCTTAACAAGAATGTTGTATTTGTCGCTCATCGTGACACTCGTAAAGAGGGTGATGACACAGTCTTTATTCCTGCTCTACGTGAGAAGTCCTACAATGCTATTGTTACTGAACTTGACCTGCTCGGGTATCTCGAGATGAAAAACGATAACGGACGACAGATGCGCACGATTACATTTGACCCTACAAGTCGTAATGACGGCAAGAACACGTGTAATCTACCTGGCGTTATGACTATTCCTACCATTATAGACGCACAAGGCAAACCAACGGCAAAGAACGATTTTATCGAACGTTCTGTTATTGCTCCTTATCTTGGTATGCTCTCTGCAAAGGAAGATGAAATCAAGAAATATAACGCTCTCTTGTCAGAGATTGAGGATGGTATTTCTCAAATCACAGATGCACAGAGTGCAAATTTCTTTACAGAGCATATCAATGACTATAAACACGTAGGCAGTTCATTAATGAAGGCTCGCTCGTTGTTCTCTGCAAGGGTGAAAGAACTTGGTCTGGTGTACAACAAAGACACAAAGGCTTATGAAGACAAAGCAGCCTAATTATAATATTTATCCATCTTTGCTTGATGCCTATCAGCAATATGTAGATAGTGACATTATTTGGGAAAAGTATTGGGGGTTCTGTGACACGCCCCCACATACTCCCGAAGAGTTCCATGATATGCAGTTTCAATCTGTTATTGACCGCATAAACAGAGTACCTTATGATAATGAAGCTGTTGCAAAGGGTACGGCTTTCAATGAGGTTGTAGACTGCATGATTGAGCATCGTAAGTCTGACAAGATAGAAATTGAAAAGGTCTATGATGCAGATTCGAAAGTCGTAGGACTTAATGCAAAGATAGGTGAGCGTCTTTTTTATTTCCCTATCAGTTTGTGTGCTGAATTTGCAAACTACTATAAAGGTGCAGTAACACAAAAGTATGTAGAGGGAATTCTCTCGACTGCTTTTGGAGATGTGAAACTCTATGGATTTATTGATGAGCTTATGCCGTTATCGGTTCACGACATCAAAACGGCAAGTCAGTATAGCATAGGAAAGTACAAGCGCAATAACCAACATTTGGTTTACCCATTCTGTTTGTTACAGATGGGTAATGATGTAAGGACTTTCGAGTATAATGTTGCGGTGATTGGAAAGTATAACTATGAAACATTTACCGAAAGCTATGAGTTCAACCCCGAGCGAGATATTCCAATACTCCAACAGAGGTGTGAGGACTTTATCCGCTTTGTGAATGAAAATAGAGAATTAATTACAGATAAAAAGATATTTAACGAACCATAATATGGATTTACAAGGCAGAGTAATAGCTGTACTTCCACCACGAGAAGGCACTTCTGATCGTGGACCATGGAAGTCACAAGAGTATGTTATTGAAACGCATGAACAATATCCAAAGAAGATGGTTTTCAACGTCTTTGGTGCAGATAGGATAGAGCAGTTTTCAATCAAGTTGAATGAGGAAGTTAAGGTTAGTTTTGATATTGACGCTCATGAATACAATGGACGTTGGTTCAATAGCATTCGTGCATGGGGCATTCAGCATTTGCTATCTAATATACCACAGCAACAATATCAGCAGCCTACACAACCTACCTATCAACCTCCACAAGTAGAAGATGATACCCCATTCTAATGATTTACGATACATCCAATCCACTCGATAAGGCTAATTTCATGCTACGTGCTAAGAAGTTAGCCGAGAGTGGTAAAGTAATAGAGCTGACCGAGAAAAAGCCAAGAAGAAGTTTACCACAGAATAAGTATCTGCACGTTATCCTTGCTTACTTTGGTACACAAACAGGTAATACACTTGAATGGGTCAAGCAGCAATATTATAAGAAACTTGTAAACCCTGACTTGTTTATCCGTGAAAAGGAAGATAAGTATTTAGGCAGAATAAAGGTGCTTAGAAGCAGTGCCGACCTCGATACGGCAGAAATGAGTTTGTCAATAGAAAGGTTTAGGAATTGGGCTGCGCAAGAAGCTGGCATATACATACCATCGGCAGATGAAGCAATACTCATTCAGCAGATGGAGATAGAAATAGAAAGGAGTAAGGAATTTTTGTAACTCATAATTTTAATAGTTTATTTTCACAGCCTCACAGCGGTGGGGCAAAACGATGTATGGTGTAATGGTAGCACAACAGATTTTGGTTCTGTCAGTGGTGGTTCGAATCCGCCTACATTGACTATGTATTATTTGAAGAAAAAGAAAACAGACAAACCAAAGAAACGGCAAGCAAGCCAAGCTACTTTGGTAAAGAAGCTGGATAAGGTCTTTAGTCAGTATATCAGATTGCGAGACGCTTTCCCCAACGGCACATTCAGATGTATATCGTGCGGAAAGATAAAGCCTTTCGACCAATCCGACTGTGGACATTATCATTCGAGACGGCACATGTCAACTCGCTTCGATGAGGAGAATTGCAATAGTGAATGTAGATTTTGTAATAGGTTTTCATCCGACCACCTAATCGGTTATCGTGAGAACCTTATCCGAAAGATAGGAATGCAGCGGTTTCAATTATTAGAAGTCAAGGCACGCAGCACAAAGAAGTGGTCTTGCTTTGAACTGGAAGAATTGATAAAATACTACTCAATATTAGTTAAGAAATTGAGTGAAGAAAAAGGGATAAGGATATGATGTATAAACTTCGTGATTATCAACAAAAGGCTTCCGATACTGCGGTAGCTTTTTTTAATGATAAGAAAGCAAAGTATAACGCTATTATGGTGATGCCTACGGGTTGTGGGAAATCATTGGTGATAGCTGACATTGCTAACAGACTGCAAGGACATACGCTTGTCTTTCAGCCGTCAAAGGAAATTCTGGAACAGAACTATAAGAAACTATGCTCCTATGGTGTACTTGATTGCTCTGTTTATTCGGCTTCATTCAATTCAAAGAATATAAGCCGTATTACCTTTGCAACGATAGGCAGCGTGATAAGACACACGGATGACTTTCAGCACTTCAATAACGTAATCATAGATGAGTGTCACTTTGTCAATGCGAAAGGTGGTATGTATGAAGAATTTATCCACGCCATGGGGTGCAAGGTGTTAGGACTTACCGCTACTCCTTACAGATTAAGTTCAAGCAGCTTTGGCGCAATGCTAAAGTTCCTTACTCGTACCCGTCCGCTGATATTCTCAAAGGTTATTTATCAAGTGCAAATATCGACTTTACTTGATATGGGCTTTCTTTCAAAGATAGATTACTTCCAAATGAACCCATTAGGGTGGGATGAGAACAACCTGCAAGCAAACTCAACTGGTGCTGACTATACAGATAAATCAGTAGAAGCAGAGTATAATAGAATTGACTTCTATGGCTATTTAGTCAGCATCGTTAAGCGGTTGCTTTGCCCAAAACGTGGCGGAGCAAGAAAAGGCATATTAGTCTTTACTCGCTTTCTGAAAGAGGCTGAACGACTGACACAAAGCATTGAATGCTGCGAAATGGTATCGGGAACAACGCCAAAAGCAGAGCGTGAACGCATCTTGAATGACTTTAAGAGCGGTAAAATAAAGGTTGTTGTGAATGTAGGAGTATTGACAACGGGCTTTGATTATCCAGAGCTTGATACGGTGGTTATGGCACGACCTACAATGTCGCTTGCTATGTACTATCAGATAGTAGGTAGAGAGATACGTCCATACAAAGATAAACAAGCGTGGTTTGTAGACCTTTGCGGAAATATCAATCGCTTCGGCAAGGTTGAGGACTTGAAACTCATCGATACCAACGGCAAAGGGAAGTGGGCGGTGTTCAGTAATGGCAAGCAATTAACGAATGTGATTTTTAATTGATTATGGAATACTTAGATTTTCTTAAAACAAAACAAGTAAAGATACAGAAATCGGGGTTTAATGTCGAAGATAAAGACTTAAACCCCATTTTGTTTGACTTTCAAAAATACTGCGTAAAGAAAGCCCTATCGGCAGGCAAATACGCATTATTCGAGGATTGCGGACTTGGTAAAACACTCCAACAGTTAGAATGGGCAAAGCACGTATCAGAACACACGAATAAACCTGTACTTATTCTTGCTCCTTTGGGTGTTATTCATCAGACGATTAAAGAGGGTGCAAAGTTCGGATATAACGTTTCTGAGATTAGTCTAACGGTATTTGACCAAGACTTAAAAGCAGGAATATATATCACGAATTACGATAACTTAGAAAACATTGATGCATATTTATTTGGCGGTGTGGTACTTGATGAGAGTTCTATCTTAAAGAACTTCAATGGCAAGACAAAGCAGCAGCTTGTTGATGATTTCAACGAAACGCCATACAAGTTATGTTGCACGGCTACGCCGTCACCAAACGATACTATGGAGCTATGCAACCATGCTGAGTTTCTCAATGTGATGACACGTAACGAAATGCTTGCAATGTATTTTGTTCATGACGGTGGTAATACTTCATCATGGCGATTGAAAGGACATGCTGAGCGTTCTTTTTGGGACTTTGTATCAACGTGGGCGGTAATGTTAACTTCTCCTTCTGATATTGGATTTGACGGCTCTAAATACATTCTTCCTAATCTCAATATTGAAGAGGTGTTTATCGAAACTGAAAAGCGAGATAACGGCATGCTTTTCAACGATATTGCAGTATCTGCCACCACGTTTCATAAGGAGTTAAAAGCCACTCAAAAAGAACGTATGGAGAAAGTTGCAGAATTGGTTAACAATTCAAATGAACAATTCATTGTTTGGATTGGTCATGATGACGAGGGCAAGATACTACGTTCACTTATCCCCGATGCGGTCGAGGTGAAAGGTAGCGACACAAAGCAATACAAAAAGGAGAATTTGCTCGGTTTTGCTGATAATAAGTTTAGAGTACTTATTACCAAATTAAAGATTGCGCAATATGGACTTAACTATCAGAATTGCCATAATCAAGTATTTGCATCGCTTGATTTCTCATTTGAAGCAACCTATCAAGGTATCAGGCGTTCGTATCGTTTCGGACAAAACAAAGAGGTTAATATCTTCCTTATTGTCACTGATACTATGCAGAACGTTAGAAAGTCAATCATTGAGAAACAAAACGCTTTCCTCAATATGCAAAAGAAGATGAGTGAAGCGACAAATCGCAATGTAAAGAATTTAATCAAACTAACCAAAATGGAAACAGATAAGAATTACAAATCAGACAAGTGTGATATTCGTCTTGGCGATTGTGTACAACTCATAAAGGATATTCCTGATGAGAGTGTAGGATTTTCTATATTCTCACCACCATTTGCAGAACTCTATACATATTCTGACAAGTTGGAGGATATGGGAAACTCGAAGGATTACAAAGAGTTCTTTATCGCTTTCAACTTTCTTGTTAAGGAGTTATATCGTGTCCTTTGGAGTGGTCGTAACATTGCCGTTCATTGTATGGACTTACCTATTCAGAAAGGCAAAGAGGGTTATATCGGGCTTCGTGATTTCTCGGGAATGATACTCAAAGCATTTCAAGATGCAGGGTTTGTCTATCATTCACGTGTCACTATTTGGAAAAACCCCGTAACAGAGATGCAACGTACAAAGGCTCTTGGATTGCTTCACAAGCAAGTGAAGAAAGATAGCGCGATGAGCCGTGTGGGCATCCCTGATTATCTTCTTGTTTTCAGAAAAGAGGGAGAACACGACCACCCAATACATTGTGGTATTGACGTCGATACTTGGCAAAAGTACGCATCACCAGTGTGGATGGACATTGACTACTCAAACACGCTTAACGCAGCATCGGGGCGAGAAAGTAACGATGAGAAACATGTATGTCCCCTTCAACTTGACACAATCAAGCGAGCAGTTACCCTTTGGAGCAATGAAGGAGATACAGTATTAACTCCTTTCTTAGGTATTGGTTCAGAGGTATATCAATCTATCCTATTAAATCGTAAGGGCATAGGATTTGAATTGAAAGATAGCTACTTTGCGGAGGCGGTGAAGAATTGCAAAAAGGCAGAGTGTGACGTTTCTCAAAAGTCATTGTTTGACGCAGTATGATAAAACTTGATGACAAGTTTACCATTCGATACTCCCCCCACGAGCAGCTTGTAATGTTACGGCTAATCGTGAGGGCTGATGATGACGGCATTTCACGAACGAGCTATCGAAGCCTTGCAAATGATTGCGGATTATCCCTACAAACTTGTAGGAATGTTTTATCCTCGCTTGCTAACAAAGGAGATATAGACACGATTGCTAACCCGAAAGGGACATTCTTTGTTGTGAACAAGTGTGATGATTATCGCTTTGGTAAGAAGAAAACAAACGAACAATCAAAGCAGGTTTTAACGTCTTTACAAGCAAAATGTAAAGAGCGTGAGAAAGCATTTGAAAAGAGCCTTATTCCTTTCGTTTCTTCACGTGGTGGCACTTACGAGCCTACGATGATACGTGCTTTCTTCAACTATTGGACAGAACGAAACAAATCAGGAACCAAGATGCGCTTTGAACTTGAAAAGACGTGGGAAACTGCAAAACGATTGCAGACGTGGGCAAGCAGGGAAAAAGTACAAAAGAGTACCACTCCCCTCAAATCATCTGAAATGAACTACGATAAAGATAGTGATTGGTAAATGGAACAAATAGACTTCAAATCCGCCATTGAGCGGTTACGAGATACAACGTATAAGCCGCTACCTGATAAAGTGCAAATCAGTGTACCGAATGCAGGAACGCACCTTAAAGGAGGATTAAAGTATTTCTGTGGTGATGCTGCAAAGTGGAACGCTGACTATGAGAAGATTGTTCAGTGGCTCACTGATAACAAAGGTAAAGGCTTAATGCTTGTTGGAAATTGCGGTGTTGGTAAATCGTTGATAGGTATGAGGATTATTCCTTTACTTCTTAACCACTATTGCCGTAAGGTTGTAACAATCTGCACGGCAAATGAACTCAACAAGTCACCTGATGAGATAATCAACAGACATGTTATTTATGTTGATGACGTGGGGACGGAGGATATATCGAATATCTACGGCAACAAGCGAGTGCCATTTGCAGAACTCGTTGATGCAGCGGAAAGGGACGGCAAGTTACTAATGTTCTCTACCAACTTAGACGAAGACCACTTGAAAGCCAAATATGGCGATAGGGTGGTTGATAGGCTTCACGCTATAACAAGAAGAGTAACGATAACGGGCGATTCAAACCGAAAGTAACTATGTCGAATAATATCAACTCAGACTACGCCTATTGCAGGGGCGTGGGTTGTGAATTAAGAAACTACTGCAAGCGGTATCTTTCAGCCCCTCCCGATGCTTATATGTGGTGGGTGCAAGAGAAGTACCAAGAAGATACTGGGATGTGTCCTCATTTCGAGGATAATTATAAAGATTAACTAAACCAAATCAATATGACACAGAAAGAAATCGAAAAAGTGAACTGCTTTCTGAAACGAAAGTATAACATATTTCACGCTGATTTAATTACACGTGCGATGCAAGATGAAAGTATATCCGTAGGGCAATTTGAGGTTGGATGCTATCTAATTGCCATTGCGGAGCAACAAGATAAGGACGAGTTTGTACCTAAAGGTTGGGAGGAAGTGTAACAATGAAAAGATATTTATGTCCTCATTGCTATGGGAGTGGTGGATTCTATATGCCTATATGGCGTAATGGTATAGAGGTTGATAAGAAATGGGAATCATGCCAAAAGTGTAAAGACGGAATAGTAAGAGAGCCATGAGTGCAGACAAGAGATATTTAGCTGAGGAGTATGCAGAGAAAGAATTTCATCGCGTAAATGGAGACGATGCTCCCTGCTTTACAGATGAAGCCTGTTTTAACTTCGATGACATTAGGTACGCTTTCGAGGCAGGGTATGATAGTGTATTTGAGGGACTCCACCTTTTATTTAGGGAGTCACAAGAAGGGTTAGTGGCACCTGCTAATTTTTTGGGAGAGGGATAGACTTATCATGTGTTTAAGTCAGCCTCAGTAGATGAACCACGATACACATTTGCGTTTGAATATGAAAAGCCAACTCAATGGTACGATACATTGGAGGAAGCTATGAACGCTGCTAATGATGATTATCGGGAACGAATTAAAGAAACATTAGGGTTATGAAAGAAAAGAAAGACTTATCTCTGGTGTACGCATTGAAAGAGTATGCCAGAGTGAACGGAGAAAGTGACCTTATCTTTGAAGATAACAAGTACTTCACATTTGACGACATCAAAGCAGCTTTCAACGCAGGGCGCGAGAGCGTAGTGGAGAATATGCCAGAGTTGAAATGGAATAACGAAGACAGGTTTGGGGATTTCTGTGAATGTACGGAAGAAGGTTATTCGAATACACCTTTTGGAATCTATTCTATTTTACAATGGTACAATTCTCCAGATATTGCTATCTATTTTGCTGGAGAACACTTTAAGTCCAATTTTCAAAGTGTAGAGCAAGCCAAGCTGGCAGCCAATGAGGACTATAAGAAACGAATTAAACAAGCATTGGGGTTATGAAATCAGCGTATATAAATAAAAACACATCGGAACTAAGAATTTGGCTTAGAAGTATAGGTATGTTACCAATAGACTACCCTGAATGTGATAGTCGTAACGGACTGATTGCACCGTATCACATAAGGCGAGGTATGGCGCACGAAGATAAAGATTGGGTGATGTTTTACCGAGACGGTGTAGTTTATGACACGGACGATGATGCATCAGACTATTATTTCTGCGACACAGAAGAAGAGTTTAAGAAAAAAGTATTGGAATTAATAAGCAATTATCAATTATGACAATAACAGAATTACAGGAGAAACTCCAAGAAATGTACGAAAAGTACGGAGATGTTGAAGTACGACATCAGTGTGGAGATGTCGGTGATTATTGCGGTATATCTTGCGTTACAAGAGATGGCGGAGATATCGTTATTTTGTAAGATATGAAATGCCATTACGAAAAGATTAAAGGTGTCGGCAAGGTTCTTATCCCTGGTTGTATGGCAGTTTTTGCTTATTTGGAGAGTAAAGATAAACATTAAAGATAAACATTAAAGATAAACATTAAAGATTAAAACGATATGGTATCAATATCAGACATTCAAAATGATTCGTATCATTGGGGAACGGAAGATTCTCATGCAAATAATACATAAACCGCAAACGATTTTATTAAGAATGAGTTGCCGCCAAATGTAGATGTTTATTTCCAAGATGAAAATTATTTGGAATTTATATTTGAAGATGGTAAGTATTATTCTGCAACCATATTCGGCAATGGTGACTTTACTCACCATCCAGCTAAT